TCAGCCTTGCCACCAGGATACTTAGCTAGTTCATCTACTACGATTTCTCTTAGCTCACTACGAACACCATCAAATAATTGTGCGATGGCATCCATACGAACTAATGTTTCTAATGCACTATCGCCTGTCTCTTTAAAGTGTTCTACAATAGTTGTCTTGATTAAGTCATTGTTAAACTTACTCGGTTCATAGGTAGATAGTTCTACCTTTGGTAAAAATATTTCAGTACTCATTATTTTTTTGTTTTACTTGTGAATGATTCTTTTTTAGACTTAAGCAACATTAGTAAAGCTTGGTCGCCATCTATGTATTGCTTGTATCCATAATATAAATCTACTAGCTCCTTATTTTTTGTGCAGTCAGTAATCTGCTTAATTAATTCTACTCTATCAACTTCTACTTCTGCTATCTCTTCTACTTCTACCTCTTGTACGACAGGTTTTTTGGGCTCCTCTTTTGCAAAGTCCATCTCTTCAGCAGGTGTAGCCTCGAATCCTGCTGCCTTCATTAACCAAGCAAGTAAGTTCCTATAAGCCTTACCAATCGCCCTTGTCTGTGCCATAGATAAAATAGCATATTCATCAAAGTATCTCTTAGTTTTTTCGGCATTCGAGCATAAGGCAATGCCTGTAGCAACGAGCTGACCTGTAGTAATATTGCGTACCTCACAAGTCGCCATATATTTAATAGCAGTTTCATTTGATAAGTCTTGAGTAGATGTAATAATTGGCATCAATCCTAGTGAAGCTCCAGCAAACTGCCATCCTTCCACATTAACGAATTGTTTACCTTGAATGTTAGACGATAAGCCTTTCTCTTTGATTAGCTTAGATAACTCTGTGCTTAGTTTAAGCATTGAGTCCTTGTTGATTAACTCATACGAAGGACTAGTTGTTTGTAGTTCCATAGTTTAGATTTTTTGGTTGTGTTTCTTGATAATAATAAGCTTCTCTTGTTGGATACTTTTGCCATATAGACAAGATAGATTCCATTAACTCAAGATTAGCTTGTGAATAATTGATTTGGTGGATAATCTTAGCGATGAATAATCGCTTTTCTGAATCATCCCATAGTGCGAATTGACTTAGCATACTTTATGTGTTTTTTGGTTGGTAAATTAAGTTTAAGTAAGAATCTAATTTCATCGAATTGTTCTTGATAGATATCATTAGTCTTTAGGTCTTGTTGGTGCATACGCAATCCGTGTAGGACAGTTGTATGGTCACGAAAAAATAACCTGCCTATTGATGCAACTGTGGCCCCTACATAAGTCTTAAGAATGGCATAGCACATATTCCTAGTAAGCACTAGAATGCGTGATCTATCTTTAGATAAGGCATCTTTGTACCTTACATTCATCTCCTTACATACGAACTGAATTAGTAATTCTCTATCAGGTTCTTCAAAGTTTAATATTCCTGGCATAGCGTAGTAGTGTATTTTATTCGGTGAAATCATATATTTGGTTTTTTAATTCTTCTATCTTCTTGCGATAGAAAGCTTCTACAATCTCAATCATCTCTTCGTCAGCCTTAGCCAACCTAGTGCGAATCTTATAAGGTGTGTACCCTGTAATCTCACAAATCTTTTTTATATCGCCATACTTAAGCAAGGCACGATAGTCTCTAATTAGCATCTTTTAGTTTTTTATATAGTTTATAATGTCTGTCTATGCTACGCATAGCTCCTTCAATCGATGTGAAATAATCACCTCTCCAATAGTAGAACTTATCTAGGGGTTTTTTGCTGTCCCAATGGATAAACATACCACGATAGATGTAATCTTTTTTAAGCCTTTGGCCATCTATGGTTATCATAAAATAATCCTTAAGGCCTTTTTGTTTTAGATGGGCTGGTGTAGGGTGCATACTTATTCAATTATAGAGTAAATAGTTTCAGTTACCTCTTTAGTAGGCTTTAAAGATACTCCACTAGCAGCTTTAATAAACTTTTCATAGGCACTATCTTTGTCAGCACTAATAGAACTATCTACATACTCGCCATCCTTTTCGGTATAGTATCTTACACCACCTGTGATAGTATTAGTTTCTGTGATAAACTCGAATTTAGACATATTATTAGGGTTTTTGGGTTACTTTATTAAGTTTTTGGTGCCTTTGGAAATAAGATTGAACTCCACTTGAATTGATTTGGCTCTGCATATTCTCATAATACACAGGATCAAGGAAGGTTTTTGATAGGTAGTTAAAATAGACTTGCTCACCTGGTGAGAAGTTTTTGCCAGTTAGACTACACTTGCAGCCATACTTGACGGTGATTAATTCAAATGACATAGATGGGGTTTTTGTTTTGTTTAACGAAATTAATGGTTTTTTGTTATTGTTAAAGATTTTTAGCAGGTTTTTTGTTAAAGTAATCATAAAAGATTTTTGCCTAACCTTGAGGAGTTTTTGCGTGTGGGATTTTTAGGGGATTTTTGCCGAGGGGTTTTTGGCAGGTTTTTGCGACTACAAAATAGTTACTATGTGTATATAATACACTAAGTACATTATTTGCATAGTATTGCATAGCTTAAAAACTACTTTTAAGCCTATTTTAAGCCTCAAATTTGCCCTATCTTTTGTTATTGATGTAACGATACTAACAAATAATAAAAGGCCCTAAAAAGGCTTTATTTTGCTAAATATTCAAACCAGTTATTTTCTTTTATAATTGGCTTGAAAAAATAGTTTATTACTTGAGACGATCCAAATACCTCGAACATAAATTGAGAGAAAGCCTCTTTGTCAAGCTTACCATTTTTGATATTATCAGAGTAAATATCAACCTGGTATCTTAAAAAACCTCCGAGGGTTTGCAAATGTTCTATTTGCTTAAGCTGTTTTTTTGTAACTATTAAACCTATCTTTTTAGGCTTAATTTGATTACTAGATAATTCAATTAAATACATATTAGTAATTATTGGTTAAGATAAAACCCCTAAAAAGGGGCTTTATTTCGGCTAATATCAAGCCATCATCAGTTAACCTAGCATTGGTACAAGATCCTCAACCTCGTTTACTGGTATTTTATGGCAACCTACTAATAAAATATCATTTTCAAGGCCATTAAATCTATATTGTCCTATGTGTTGACCAATTAACAAAGTATTACTTTTTAATCTTTGGTAAGCATCAAAAAATATATTTTTAGGCATTTTAACCCCTCCAGAGGTCTCAACCTGTTCTGTTTCTTTGTTAAATCTTAAAAGGTTTGTCCCAATACCCCAAACTGTAGAAACCTTAAAGTCTCTAAAATGCTGAATTTTGTCAGCTGAATCAGATAAAGCCTTTTCAAATGCTATTCTTTCTTTTTCGGCTCTTTTATGTTGCCAATTTATATAAGATTCAGAATTTGTATACTTAAAAACAAAATTTCCAATGTTCATAAATCTTTCGTGTATTGACAAACCTTGTACTTTTGGCAAGGTAAAAATTGATAAATCTTTAAGCTCGTAAAAATCGCAATAATTACGAAAGCTGTTTAGATATACATTTATTAAATTAATATAAGCCTCTTTTGATTTTGTTGCCTTAACTAATTTTTGTTCAGTTTCCTCGGCATCGTTTAAATAGCTAATTAAATTATTATAATGCATCATTAATAATGGCATTGTATCTGGAAAGGAATTAACGTTAAACACTGGATATTGAGACGGTATAGCACGTTTAACCAAAGACTGGTGCTTATTCGTTGTATTTGAATAGCTTTTGTTATTGAATAAAACCGCCTTTTTATTGTTATGCTCTACTATTTGTGCAATCTTAAAATGATATCCATAAGAATATATAGACTCATTTTCAAAAAACATTGATGAGCCTTTGCCTTGTGCTTGTTGCTGATTGGCCCAAATGTGTGTTAGTTCTGGATTGTTAAATTGTGTTTTCATTTTGTTTGTGTGTTTGTTTAAAGGTTATTTTATATAAATTGTAAATTCAGGGCCATATGCTAGGCGGTATTCATTAACCAGATATTTAGCCTCTTGTAATGTTTTAGCCTCGTCAATTAGTTCCTTGCCATACCTAGAACTCGCATAGATTTTGTAGTTTGTTTTCATTGTGTTATTTTTTAAATGATTGGTAAATAGTTTTAATTAGTGCATATAGTAAGATACTAGCAGCACTTAATAGGATAAATTCAAATAGTGTGATGTGTGTCATTGTTAATAGTTTTTAATGATTAAGGTAATAAGTAACTTACCGACATTGGCGATAAGAATACAAAATAAAATAAGCTGAGCAGCGAATAAGTAGATCATTGTTAGTGGTTTTATTGAGACATAAAGATAAGGTAAATAATGAAACAATCTTAAACTTTGTTAAGTTATTTGTTAACGAATAGTTAATTTAGTTAGTGTATTTAGTACACTAAGTAAGCTAATTGATATACATTAGTAAAGTAGTATATTGTAGTATGTTACAGTTATCAATATATTGTATACTTTATAGAATATACTTATAATTGTTTAATATATGTATACATTGTTACATTAATTGTATAAAAGTATTATTGGGTATTTTTTAGCTTTGCCATCACCTTGCGTAAACTATCAATAAAGTAAAATACAATAGCTTTGTCATTGGATAGGGGATAAGATAGGCCAATTTAACATAATAATATCTATAAGGTAGGAAAAAACGATAGGGGAGGAGTGCCACTACCCCACCCCACTCTACCCCCTACCCTCTTTATTCGTATGTAAAAAAATTCTACGTCTATGTGCCCTCCATTATTCTGATTTATAACATTGACTTAACATTGTTTGACATTTGATTTTTTTTATTTTTCTATATAACCTATTATAATAAAATGTAATATGAATACATCACAAAGAGAATTAGACAAAAGGTATAAACCAGGAACTGACACAGGTGCTATGAGCTACCATAAGGTTGAATTGCCATTAGACTACAATAGAAGCTTAAATAGACCTTCTAGTGTAACTCCTAACATAGACAAGCAAAATAGAATTAAGGCTAGTGAACAGGCTAAAAAGAGGTACAAAAGCGATATGAAGGCAATTAACAGAAGAAATAAGCTAAAAACCAAATAATATGAATGCAGAGTTTAAAGACATCACTAAAGAAGCTTTTATCATAGCTTACAAGGAGAACTTCGGTAACATAACCATCTCTTGTGAATCAGCTGGGGTATCTAGGTCATCGTATAACGTATGGGTTAAGAATGATCCTGAGTTCGCTAAGAAACTAGCTGAAATAGAACCTGAGGAGATTATGCTAGACTTTGGTGAACACAAATTAATGGAGAGGATTGCTAAGGGTGATACTTTGGCTACAATGTTCTTACTGAAGACAAAAGGTAAGCGTAGAGGATACATCGAAAGACAAGAGGTAGCTCACGAAGGTGATGTTGTTAAGCAGATCACTGTGAATGTCTTAAAGGCAAATCATATTGAAGATGTTCCTAAGCTAGATGGTGATGAGAATAGATCCGAAGGATATGAGAATATGCAACTAGAAGATAGTGGCTTTGTGGTTCCTGCTACTGAAGCTGCGAATATTCAAGATATACCACTTTACGAGTATGATAAGGAGGTAGATATAGAGAATGAAGCTGGTAATTACGAGGAATAGTGTTTAAATGGCATTTTAAGGCTAATACAGACACTTTCTACCATATAGTAGTACTATGTATCCAAAATGACATTGAGTGTCTTAAATCGCTTCTAATTGCTTTTTAGCTATGTTACCAATTTGGTTACATTTACATTTGTTCGTACTAAAAAGTGTTATTAGCTTACATAAATCGGTAGTATTACTACTAAATTAATAAAAAAAGTAAACCTATAACTTGACTTTATTGATTGATACCCCTACCTTCCTATAAAACGAAAAGTATTAGCTTTGACTTGAGCAAACCAAAAATTTTAATTTATTTCTATGGAAGTAACCACCAATGTCGTCTTTCAGATATTGAACGAATCTAAGAAGAGAATTTCTGTGATGCAAGGGGGAACGAGGTCAGGTAAAACTTACAACGTACTTACTTGGTTTATAGTAAAGCTCCTACAAGAGAAAGGGAAAACCCTAACTATTTGCCGTTCATCCCTACCGAGCATTAAAGGTTCCGTTATGAGGGACTTTATTGAGATATTGTCTAAATATGGACTATACTCAGAAGAGAAACACAATAAATCAGAGAATTTATATTTCCTAAATGGAAATACGGTAGAATTTGTATCTACCGACCAACCTCAGAAGATTAGAGGTCGTAAAAGGCATTATTTGTTTATTAACGAGGCAAATGAGGTCAATTACGAATCTTGGATGCAATTAGCCCTAAGAACTACGGATAAAATCGTTTTGGACTATAACCCATCTGATTATTACTCCTGGATTTATGACAAAGTCATTCCTAGAGAAGATACTGACTTTACGATTACGACTTACAAAGACAATCCGTTTTTAGATAAGACAATTATTGCAGAGATTGAAAGACTACGAGAAGCTGACCACGAATATTGGAGAGTTTACGGACTAGGAGAAAGAGCGATTAGTGAGGCAACGATTTATTCGCATTGGAGAAGGAGAAGAAACTTCCCTGAGGGTGGAGATGTGTTTTATGGCCTTGACTTTGGCTTTAACCATCAAACTGCCTTAGTAAGGTGTAAAAACTTCGATGGTGACATATATGTTGAGCAAATGATATATGATACCAAGATGTCTACCTCACTTTTAATTGATAGGATGAAATCTTTAGGCTTATCTCGTAGAGACGACATATTCGCAGATCCAGCAGAACCCAAAACAATAGCCGAGGTAAATAAAGCTGGGTTTAATCTTAAACTAGCAGCTAAAGATGTTTTTGCTGGAGTCAACAAGGTAAAATCATTTCCGATATTTATAAAATCAGAATCTTTGGATTTACTAGATGAGATTAAAAACTATAAATGGAAAACGGATCACGATGGCAATACAATGGATGAGCCTGTTAAGTTTCGTGACCACTTGATGGATGCTATGCGTTATGCTATATACACCAAATATGCAAAACCGAAGCGAGGTTGGATTGTTTAGGCTAAAAATTTGTTACTTTTGTAAAAATATCTTATAGTGAAGTTAACGGACATACTAAGTGCGGTGAATCCTTTTAAACAAAAGGCAGCCACTAAAATAAAAACAACTCTTAATAATCCTTTCTCTGATTTTGGTGGATTGATTGGCGGTAGAACACTTTACCCTAATTTGGATTATGCGAAGTTCGTACAAGACTATGATAACAATAGCGAAGTCTATTCTATCATCAAGCGTATATCAAAAACCATTTCTACAGTTCCATTTTAC